GAGTTGTTTTCTGATTTGAACATTATATTGAACTTCTTCGTTGAGTTTGTTCTGAAGTTCTTCAACTTTGGTTGAGAGTTCTTCAACAAGATCAACTTTTTCTTCTGGAATGTTAATATAGTGTTCAGTGAATAGAGTCTTAAGACCATTGATAAAATCTTCGGTCAATTCAGAACGTAGACCGCTTTCAATAGCGATTTCATTCTTTTCCATCCATTGCTCAACAACATAATTGAGATAGTCATCAACTTTTTGTGCCAAATCTTCTTTGACTTGCTCAACAGCCTCGGTCAACATTGTAGCATAGTGGCCTTCTAGTTCTTCTTCCAATTGTGAAAGACGATCAAAGACACGGGCTTCAAAAATTGTTGCGGCTTTGAGTTTAAATTCTTCTGAAATGCTTTGATCATCGCCAAACAAAGCGGCAATGTCTTCCTTCATTTCAATTTGTTTCTTTTGTTCTTCTTCGGTTACTTGCTCTTGTGTGCCATATTTCTTAGAAAGATATGCAGCCAAGTTCAATGTAACTACTGGCTCTGAAGTTTCTTCTTCAGCAATAACTTCATCTTCGCTTTCTACTTCTTCTAGTTTAGTGGAAGGCATTTGTGATGATGCATCAGAAGGCTTTGTGGTAGGAGCAGTTGCGCTCTTAGCCGCCTTTGTGGCATCGATTTTGTTAGAGTTGTCGTCTGGCTTGCTGTTCTGTGGTGTTGGACCACCAAGATCAACGACTGCTCCGTCCAATTTTTGAGGAGGCATTGCTGGTGCGGCACTCTTGCTTGAAGCAAGAATTTCTGCGGCAGCCTCGAAAAGTTTGTTCTTAGACATTAGGAATCTCCTTATGATTTCTTATTTATAAAATTAAAGTTTTCTTAAAAAATGTTCGAACAATTGCAACGCAACTGTTTCAATTTGTTTTGGTGGTGCCTTTTGGATCATTTGTTTAGCACGTTCTATATCTCTTTCGACATAGCGACCTTCTACAAAAACCCACTCTTTTCCTTCCATAATGCCATTAACAAAAGCGCCTGGAGCAGAAGGATCAGCCACAATATCAGCCGCAGTTGCAAGACGAAAATCATCTTGAACTACGTTATAGCCTTCTTTTGCCTGTACTAATGAGCCCAAACCACGAGAGGAAACTCCCAATTGAACACCTGAATCGATAAAGTTCTTGACAATGTTGCCATAAGGTGTATCAAGGACTTTGGCTTTACCAATAAAAGTATTGCCATCTTCTTTGAGTGATACAATCATATGTGAAACACGTTCAAGATTGAGTGTTGGAGTATCAGGATGACCTAATTCTCCCAACGCACGACCCTGTTTTACATATTCTTCAGTATAACGAGCGACCTCATTACGCAAAGTTTTCATTTCATAGAGGCGATTGTTTCTGTTTGGTGTGTCACCTACTAAGAAAATACCCTCAATGAAATAGTTCTTTTTGCCGCTTTCGCTAGCCTCGGTAAGATACTTAACCTGTTCTACTGTTTCTTTAATTAGTTTCATTTTAGATATCCGCTAAAGGTGTTGAATATGTTGCGACTTTAGTGACACTCATAATTAAAGTTCCTTGTGTACCAGAATTGGTAAACACTAGATTAGAACTAGAACTGTTTGATATTGCAATATCAGATTGTGTGAGTGGCAAATAATTTTCACCAGTCAATTCGAAAATTGTAGTTCCACCAGCGCCACTTGTATCTGCACCACGCTTTATTGTCCAAGCGCCGTTGTTGCTTGATGTAATAACTGTGGCAACAGAAACGTTTGATACTGTTTCGTTTGCATTGCTTGCAAGATTGGCTAGGTAAACTGTAGTTGTACCGCTGCCTGTCAAATGAATGACTGACTTACTACGCAATGCATTTGTAATGTCTTTTGTTAATGGCATATTATCTTATTCCCATAGATTTACGTCTCCTTAAAGACATTTTTCTTTTCAACAAAGTTCTATTCAATCTTGCTTTACCCTTTGTTTTCCAGTATCTTTTAAGTTTACGTGCTTTTTGTATTCTCTGAATTGCTGGTATACGTACAACTTTATTACCAGAAATTCTAAATCCTTTTACAGCCGATTTACGAACATTTCTTTGAACAACAATTTTGCCTTTTGCATTTCTGCGAATACGGCGTCTAACTTTTAAAATACGACCTTGACGAATAATATTTCTAGACTTAACTGCTTCATCAAGCAACTGTGGTTCATCGTCAATTTCTATTTCTAAATCAAATTCTTCTTCAATCGGCTCACCATAATTTTTACCAATAAATTGTTTTTCTTCTTCTAATTTATTAGCCGCAATTTCATTCAAGCGCAGAAATAAACTTTCTTTCGCTTCATCTAATTTATCAGAAAGAATCAACTCTACTATATTCATTTGACATGCTTAAACGCAAAACTGGCTGCTTTCTCAAAGTGTTCTGGTGATTTATGTACCATGTCAGCAAACTTCTTTTTGTTATCATCATTCAATGAAGAATGAACTTTTGTAATTGCCGATGCAGTATAACCATCTACTTTGCGAGTATGACCTGATGCAAACTTAACGGATCTTGCTTGTTTTTCATTTACAATTTTATGCAAGGTATCCATAACTGCTTCATCAATTTGTTCTACCTGTTCTGCTTGTAATGGAAATTTACCATTATCATCAGACATGTATGGAACGGAAAAGTATTTGTTTAACTTATCATTGTAATATAATGCAATTCTAGTTTTGTCTGGATAAAGACGAATTGCTTTGCGTTTTAACACCAGCACTACTGGAGGATCTTTTGGCATCTCATCGAGTGCTTCATCTAGAGTTTCTGCCGCTATAGCAGTTTCTTCTTTTACATCATTTTGTTTTAGTGTATCTCCAATTTTAATTCTGTGCGCTCTTACTTTACGACCAGTCTCTGGAGATATTTTGTAATCTGATGAATCAACATAACCTTCTTCAATTTTTTGAAGTTTTTCGAGTTCTTCTTTAACGCTCTTTTTACTCATTCTAAAAATCTGAGGATTGTTTGTAATCAAATCAACCATCTTAGTGAAAAGGTTTTGAATGATTGCACGATCAGCGTTTGTAAACTGAGGCTTATCTTCACCCATTTTGGCAAGAATTTGATGCATACGTTGTATTTGTGCTTTATTGCCTAAGCCAGCACGAATTAAGGCATCAAACTTTGAATAGTCTGCCTTTTCTTCTTCTACAACTACTTTAAACTCTTGCAACGATTTCATTATTGATTTTCAGTTTCGGTTTGTTCTTCTGAGTTAACTTCTACACCACCAAATAGTGTAGATGCAATATCTTTTTTTCTTTGCTCAATAGCATCAAAAGCAAGATTAGATAGTACATCATTAAGTGTCTCTTGCGCTTCTGCGTTTTGACCTTTAATGACTTGATCAATAAAATCTCTTGTTGTCATACTATACTCCTATTATCGTTTTCTATTTATATTAAATACCGTTTGATTTACATCAGCATCTAATTGTGGTGTCATTGATTCGGTTTCTTGTTGATCTTGGGTGTTGTCAGGAGGTAAGCCACCTGTTTGCTCTTGCCCTGGCATTGGTTGTTCTGCACCTTGGTCTCCTGGCGCTCCTCCTTCGGGTTGCGGCATAGCGACGGAATCTTGTTCATCTTGTATTTCCTTATCCATTTCTTCAATTTCTTCATCAGTCATTTTTAAGACATTTTTTCTTACCCATGTTGGTGAGAAATATCTGCCAACATAAGGATCAATTTGATTGAGTGTTCCAATTCTTTCACGTAATAATTCACTATCTCTCAATTCAGCAAAATTACTATTCTTGACAAAATCATAGAATACAAATTCTTTGAATTCATCCCATTCTTCTTGAGTACAAATGCCTTTCAACGACAACTGAATTTTTAGTGCATTGTCAAAAAGTTGTGTGAATTTATTGCGTAATCTTTCGATGAATCGATTGAACTTCAATTCATCACGGGTTACTTCAGTTGTTCTGCCAATACCAACAAGACCACCACCTTGTGGCTCAAGTCTTGATACTGGAACTGACAATGAATTTAAAAGTTTCTTTTGAAAGTAAACAACATCTTCAATGACGCCTAGATTTTGTCCACCAGAAAGTGTAGTGATTTCTGTACCTTTACCACCTTCTCTACGTGGCAACCAAAAATCTTCAAGCATTGAAAGATGTTTGCGATCATCACGCAATTCGCCAGTGCTTGCGTCATATACCATTTTGTTACGATACTTGATCATGATATCACGCAAGTATTGTTCTGATTTAACTTTTGTCTTTTTAAAATAGTAATTTTTGAATATTATACGTTTTTTCTCTATTGATAATATTTATTTTAGTTTTGCTTATTATT